ATTATATTCGTCAATTGCCGATAAGTATTCTGTGTTTGCTATTGTTGAGTTTGTAATGGCTAGTGAGTATGCTGATTGTGCAATTGCTAGGTCTGCTTGCTTTTGTTGCAATACTGCTAGAAGTGCAGGGTCATATTCGTATGTTGGTTGTACTGGCTGATTCTGTGAGAACCATGATGCAGGAACTAGATTCCAATCAACCTGTGAAGAATAGTATAGGTAGTTACAGGCTCCGCCACCCCACTCATACATCCAGGCATCAATTGCATAGGATTGACCTGCATTAAGTGTTATGTTAGAACTCCAGTTTCCTCCACATCCTTTTAAGTACCAGTTGTCATTTACAACTGTTCCTCCAATTGTCATGTACCATCCATCGTCAACGTTGGCTAAGAATTGATAATTCATTGTTGTTGGAACTGTTATATATCCTGTGTAGTGAATCATAATATAGTCACCACCACAACCTTCGATATCTCCACCGCCCCAGTTTTTTGCAATCTGAGAAACAGTAATTGTCTTACAATATGTATATGCTGTGTCAGAGCGTTGTGGGTTTGGCTGTGGAATATTCTTATAAATTTTTGCCTTTAATCCAGAAATTGTTGGTTGTGAATTAGCTGGGTAGACTGTAATAAGATTGTGTGTATAGTTATAGTTTGCTGTGTCTACAGCGTTCTGTGCATCTGTAAGTTGTTGTAATTTTGTTTGCACATTTGCTAAGGCTTGATTGTATGCATTAGACTTACTATCAAGGATTGAGCCTTTTGTTTGAACATTATTTACTGATGCATTGTAGTTTAATACCGCAGCATTGTATGCAATATTTGCTAGATTAAAATCTTCATCTGATTTTTGTTTTCTAAGATTAGCAGTATTTAATTTATTTTGAGAGTCAATCACTTCTTGTGCAAGGTCTGATAGTTTTTGTGTTTCTGTTTGTAATTCTAATGTTTTAACTGTAACTACTGAAGACTGCTCAACAATATTTCCTGAAATTATTTCTAATTGAGTTTGTTTGGTTTCAAGATTGAGTTGTGCATTATCTAATGCTGACATGGCAGCTTGAACAATTATTGATTGCTCTTCATTAGCTTGTATTGCAAGATTAAGGTTAGCCTGAGCCTGGTCTAAAACGCTCTGTGAGGCTTGTAGGGACGATTCTAGGTCGTCCTTGGATGCATTTAGGGCATTAAGTTCTGCCTGTTGTGTTGCCAGTTCTGCCTGTGCTGCAGCAACATCTGCTTGTGCTTGTGCTACTAACGCATCATACTCTGATTGAGTTATAGCAAATGCAGGTGATGAATAGGTTAGTGGTAGAAGTAACAATAGTATTGCTAGGGTTGAGTTTATTAATTTTTTAATTTTCCTGTTCTCCTCGTTGGAAGAATCCAACAAGATTATTATAGCATCAATTAAAATTTTTGTTCACAGGATTTAGTTTGTTTTGCATATCTGGTTATGCTCATTTTGTATTGACTTTTGAGCAGGTTTCTGGGTCTCCGTAGATGCCAATGCTGGCTCTTTAAATGATGAAACGGTTTCCAGTTATCGTTCAATACAACTCCTAATGGAATTATATCAGATTAAATTGACCTAAATACTCTTTTATCTCATTCTTGGGAGCATGAATAATATTGTCTCTATTTGTTTCTTCAAACTTCTGTTGGCTTGGTCTGTCTTTAAATGAATGTATTTCAATAACCTGATTTAAATCTTTTGGTGTGTGAGAGATTGCACCAAAGATAGCACCACACACAGCATCCGCCAAGTCCTTAGATGATTTGCGAGGGTGGTCTACACGATTACCCTTCATAATTTTAAGCTCTGTAAGTTCTTCGAACAAAAGTTCGATTGCTGGCATAGCCAATCGTTCTTCATAAACAAGCATAGCCATGTCTTCATAGTGCTTCTTAGCAACAGAAACAGTTTCAGTTCTCATTCCAACCTGCTTCAACTCATTTTGAATATCAAATGACTGCCATCGGTCAAATGAGACCATGCCAATATCAAAGCCCTGTCTACGCAAGTTTTGAATCCATTGTTTAACCTCAGATAGATTTACAGGACCTTCTACTCTTGGTTCCCAATATACTACAGCATCTACTACAACTACTGGAGCCACCTGCTGATAATCTTTAACTACCTGAATAGATACCCACTTTTCAACGTGAGCAATAGCCACAGCACACTTGTCATGTTTCTGTGCAAGGTCAGCATGGACATAATACTTTTTATCTGGGTCTGGCTTAAAGGATTCGTCAAACCTTTTAAAGCTGTCAATTGGATTACGGATAGTCATACAAGCACGAACCTTGTCTGCCTGTTTAAAGAATGCATCGGACATATAGGTTGGAACACAGGCAAAGCGTTGCATAGCATCGCCAAGGTCTGTGTAAAAAGCTAGTTTAAAATCATCAATCTTGCGAGTAGGGTTTACTACCCAAGTTGGTCTTTTGATTGCAAACATTCCTGGGAACTTGTATGAGATAATTGTGTCTTCATCCCACTCAATTTCTAGCGAGTTGCCTTCAGCATCTTCTGGCAAGTCTGGATTCATAATAAATTTATGATGCTTTGTCACAGTTTCTTTTTCTGCAATTACTGCATCATATCTCTGGGAAATAAAGTCTCCAGGATAACGGGGGAATGATAGTAGAGCTACCTTGCCTAAGTCTGGGAAACGGGAATCTACAGAAGCACGGAAGGCTTTATAGATGTTATCTGCGGTCTTTCCCTGTTCGTTACCTGTTCCAACTTCTTGTGCGAAACCAGAAATCTCGTCAAGAACTGCTAGGATAAGGTTAAGACCCTCGTGAGATTCACGCTCAGAGTGACCAGAGTAAACCGTTACAGCGTGGTCAAATTCAATGCTATCTGCCTTTGCATAAAACTTACCAGCAAACCAAGGTGACTTTTCAATCTTGGTTTTGAAGCCTTTAAAGAAAACGTTCTTAGCCTGTTGTGCGTTGATAGCAATGTTAATAATATCAATAGCGTCTCCAGATGGCTTGCCAAAATAACGAGCAGGGTCCTTAAGACAAAGTAATTTATAAACGATATAGCAACACGCTACTGTAGATACGAAGTCTTTTCCAGAACCTTTTCCAAGCTGTAGGATAACTTCATTCTTTGTATATTTATTAAAATACCTGCGACCCTCTGTCTCCCCCATTAGGTCAATTACTTCTTCAAGCCTATAGATTTGGCTCATGGCTTCTACAATGTCATACTGAATTTCAGATAGTGGTGGCTGACCCAAATAGTCTTCGCCTTCAACAAACGTTCTAGCGTCTACTGGTCTTTCTTGGAATACATTACTCTTGAGAACTTCAAGAAACTCATTGAACATCGTGGACAATCGTAATTACCTCTTGTTCTCTGGATACCTGAGAAAGTCTACGCATAATCTCGTCACGAATTTGTGGATACTCACTAGCAATATCTCTAAGAATATTGACAAGGATATCTTGCTTGCGTTCAATCTCAACCATTTCTTCAGCGAGTTCTTTGTTCTCAAGCAAGCCAGCTTTTTGCAACATATCAATGCGTTTAGATTCAAGGTCCATAACCAACTTAATACCTGCTGTCTTTGCAGCTAGATTGGCTGTGGTGGTTGCATCATCAATAACTTCGTATGCTTTTTGAATTAGTTTGCTATAGTGGGTGTCTGCACCAACCAATGCTTCCTTTGCCCTGGCACGTATAGCAGCGTTGTCAGAAGCCATTGCTCGCCATTCATTAATGTGCGAAACAACTTTTTGTCTTGGCAATGCAAGTTCTTTTGAGATTTGGGTAGGCTCTTCACCTGCAAGGTATTTTTCTACTACCCTGTTTACTTCATCTAAATGCTCAATTAGCTTCTGTTCCGTTGACACGCTTACTCCTCTTGCCTCTGGTTGGGACACGCTTTACACGCTCAACCTTAAAAGAGCGAAACACCGACGGGACCTTATTGATAATCTCAAAACAGTCTACCCAAGTAGCACCAGTCTCAGTATTGGTTACAAAGTAATCAAACTTAAACTTACCGCCGTGTTCGTCTTTAACTTTAATTATATCACCACGATTAATCTGAAAGTCATTGAGAATAAAAGACTCTTCTCTAGAAAACTTTTTAGACATCTCTGATGCTACATACTTACGTCTACGACCCATTAGTTAAACTCTCCCTGTAGTCGTTTAATTTCATCCTGAATATAAAACATTGCCTTTTCTAAATCTTGAATGGTCTTGGCTTCATCCTTGAGACCTGCTCGCCATAGATACTTAAATGCATTACCAATGTTAAAGTTACGATGTCTGGTAATCTGAATACACTCAACACCGCTAGGGTCTGATGTATAGTGTGGTGGGTGATTTACTTGGTCTACTGTAATCTTTAAATCTTTGCTCATTATCTTTTTGATTTCCTTAATCCAAACTTGGCTAGATAAACGTAAATAGTTTCTACGCTAGTTCCGCATTCCTTTGCAATTTCTTCTGGTGTCTTCTTGTCAATGTGGTATCGCTTTTTCAACCATACCTCACTAGTATACAGCTTTGCCATTACTTTGTCAACCTTTCCCAGTTATTAATTGCGTAGTGTCCAATACCAATGGCATCTGCTACGTCATTATCCTTAACAACTCTGTCGTATTGAATTTCAATAAAATGAATAGTCTTTTGTTTTCTTGCT